AGATTGATACAAGCTGCCCTTTTTCTGCATCGCTCAATTCTGACCAATGTTGGCTGCTTAAAAGTGTTCTATGCACCTTGATCCACGGAGGTGTTCCCCGGTCTTTTCTGTAAGATTGGTGGGTATCCCAATCAACTATTTGCAAATATTTCATTAAAGTTTTGCCCGCAAAAACGCAACAAGGGCCACTCCTAACGGAATGACCCTAAAATTGTTTTTCCCATAGTTCTCCCATAGCAAAAACTCCCATTCTCAAAATGGAGGCTTTTTAGGAAATCTTGTAACCTATTATGATTTAAAGTGTTACTTGATTTTCTTCCCCCGAGAATCAGGAAAAATAAGGAATTGGTGCCGAGGACCGTAGTCGAACCACTATAGTATATATTATTAATTTGTAAAGAGTTATGGTTATTTTGAGAAGGCGTTTCCCATAGCTTTCCCATAGTCCAATCGGTCATAACGACTCATCTCCTGCAACTTTCTCATCGATTTTGTTAAACGCTTCCTGCAACTTTCTCATCGATTTTGTTAAACGCTTCCTGCAAGGTATCCTTATAAACCTTGGTGTAGCGCTGAGTAATATTTGATCCTTCTGCGTGAGCCAGGGCTTTCCCTACCCAGTCCATGCTATAGCCTGAGTCCAGAAGCATTGAGGCCACGAATCGCCTTAGATATTTGGATCCGTACCCTTTCAATCCTGCCTTGGAAAATGCCCTTATAATGCTTTTTGAAACGGCGTGTGGATCGGTTTTTTGGAAAAAACAGGTCTGGGGATTGAGCGGCCGTGGAACAGTTTCCAGTATATAGGCCAATGCCCGGCAAATCGGCACCCTGATATCAACACGGGTCTTGCCTCTTTTCTTCACGATCCACCCATCTTTAAAATGCTCCGGCTTCAAATAAACAACATCGCTGATGTCCATCGCCGTGTAAGCCATGATCCAGTAAATAACCTGGTGTTTTTTAGGGACAAGCCTTCCCACATTTTTCACCTGTTGAATCCTTAGAGGTGAAAGCATGTTTTTCTCAATCTTCCTGTAATCGCTTTTGGGTAAAATAAACTTTGGGTCAACGGTTGTGATCAGCATTTTTAAAACACCAATCTCCATCTTGAAGGTTACAGACACCGCCTGCAATTCCCCCTCTTCGTTCCGTCTCCATCGATGCTCAAGATAATCTTCAATGACTTCCTGGGTGATGTCGCGGGGCTTGTATTCGCCGAAGAACGGGTAAATATGCTTGCGTAAAATCTGCTCGTTTCTGACAGACAGTTTCTTTTTGATTTGTAGATGCTTGATTTTCCGGTGTGCGGAACCAGGACTCATCCCGTTTTCCAGGTCCCATAATATTTTCCCTAGATTGATCTGGGCCTTTACCGTTTCCCGTTCATAAGCATCCAGGCTTATTTCTATTTTCTTTCCCTTACGAAAAAAGTTGGTGTACCACCTTCCACTGATTAAACGCATGCGCATCGCGTCCTCCTTTTCCTCATATTGTGAGTGATGGGAGGACTTTACCATGTTTTGTTTTTTGAGCGCAGTTCGCATGTGTAACTATCTAATTTTCCGTTTATAACTAATTTCGAGCCCCTTTGTAACTATCCATCAGCCCACTTGCTCGTTTTTAATATCCTCCAGCCCAAGGACCACATAGCCTGTTTGCAAGCCTTTAAAACGTCTTAGAATATATTTGATGCGTTTTTGCACACACTCACCGGTTGGCGCGTCATATTTAGATTCTTGCAGGTTGAGAATATCGTCCACCAGAAAATCCTGATCATCAAAACGAATCTCAAAGTCCTTGACACCCTCTTGCATCAACCCAAAATATGGAGCAACAGTTTTTAAATCATGAGTTCGTGTTGATCTTTTCATTCATCGCCTCGTAAACGATGATCCTGGGTGGCTGTTTGCAAGGAGGAGAAACAAACAGCACCCAGGACACCGGCTCCATGGGAGATTTTAGGGCTCATGGAACTTCCGCTTTTAAGCGGGTGCTAATATTTCCTCACGGATAACCTCTGACTCTGCGCTTCAATAGACATGGGAAGCCTTCCTGCCAGTCGCCCATGGTTTTTGCTCCTAATTTTATGATTGTAAAAAAGTGTTGCATTCTGATGCTTAATGACATACGATGATGCGGATGTATGTGATTAGTCGCTTTCACGCATCAATGTGTGTAGTTAGTCGCTTTCTGATGCAATTTGATGTTCCTCTCCATTAAATACGGTCGATAGAATGCATTCCAGTTCCCCTGAAATATCTCTAAAATTGGCTTTGGACCGCCTTTTCAGCTCGTTCATGCATTCTTTGGATAGGGTTATTGTAGTCCTTGATTTTTTTGAGGATTTCTTGGTGTTTTCCATGAAGAGACTCCCATTAAAAGTGGACATTCTTCTGAAGTATGATCTGAAGGGGCCAAAGGCCCCAACAGAACTGGAAAAAAACTACCGCCGGGTATTACTTAGAACGCGGAAGGACGAAGGAAAGACCGGCGGTAGAACTAAAGCTACTCCCGAAAGAGAGGCTGTTGTTTTGCTGAATTGTGTTTTGTGGTTTCATATTCCTTCCGCTCTGTGAATGATTCTAATTCCTAGCTTATATAGTATCGTCCTTAAATGGGAAGATGTCAACAAAAGTGTTCAATAAATGGAAATTATATTTTTGTGGGTAGACCAGCAGCGGTTAAGATGGAAGATTTCCAGAAGATAAAGGAAAGATTGTTTGACAAGACGGGGTGCCTTAACGGATCTCAATTAGCGAGATACATGGAGGTGCACCCCCCTGCCGTAACTCGTCAGTTTAAGCAAGAGAAAATTCCTGACCATTGGTTTAGATTGATCGCTGAAAAAACTAATATACCTGAAAGCTATTTAAGATATGGGACTCCCCTCAAGGAGGCAAATACGGGGGACCTTGATGCGCCGCAAAACTACCAAGCCACTAGTTCTGTACCTGCTGAAAGAGAAACTATCCTCGCACTAAAAGAACTGTTACTGGCAAAGGATAAAATAATTACCCTGCTTGAATCTAAGGACGCTTGCGGCAACGACCATAAAAAACCCAACGGCAAAATGAGCCCCGATGGGAGTGGTAATAGCGGCGATCCACTTAAAACATCTCAACATGCATAGGCTTTCTAGTGTTAGAAATAAATCTTATCAAAGCGGGATGTTTTTGACAGAATCTGGTTATCCAGTGGCGCATCTTCTCGCGTCGGTTCGGGCGAGGGAAACGCCCGGCCTGCTCCTCTAATTATACCTTAAAACTCTCAATTCTGTGAGATCCAGCCAACACAAAACTTTTATAACTATCTGCGTATTTTTGGTGATAGCAACCTTTGGAGCCTACTGGCAAGTGATCGATTATGGCTTTATTAATTTTGATGACTACCCATATGTACTTAAAAATGACCATATAAAAAATGGATTTAGCCTTGAAAGCGTAAAAGGAGCGTTCACCAAAACCGGCCCTCCTTACTGGCATCCAATAACCTGGTTGTCGCATATGCTTGACACCGAAGTATATGGATTGGCTCCTTTCGGCCATCACCTGACCAATTTACTTTTTCATATTGCCAACACCCTTTTATTATTCGGCGTTCTCCTGAAAATGACCGGAGCGGTTTTGCGAAGCGGGCTTGTCGCCGTCTTATTTGCGCTTCATCCCCTCAATGTCGAATCAGTGGCGTGGATTGCGGAACGCAAAAATGTACTCAGCGCATTTTTCTGGTTTTTGACAATTTGGGCTTATGTCGATTATGCAAAAAAGAAAAAAATTGGGACTTACTTGCTCGTGGTTTTATTTCTAACTCTCGGTCTTATGTCAAAACCCACGCTGGTAACGTTGCCCTTCGTGCTTATTCTCCTGGATTTTTGGCCCTTGAAACGATGGAGCCGGAAAGACGTGGAAATAGGAGCCCGATCCTGCAAAACACAAATGCCCGCTAGCCTGTGCGTGGAAAAAATCCCTCTATTTATATTGGCGGCCGGGGGAAGTTCTATTACGTACATCGCGCAGAAGGATGTCGGCGCTATGAGATTCGCTAGCGAATTTTCCCTTTATGGCCACACATCCAATGCCTTTGTTTCCTATGTAGAATATTTAAGGAATATAGTATGGCCTCATGAGCTATCAATATTTTATCCGCACCCTGGGAACGAATTGCCTTTCTGGAAAGTCATATTGTGCGCATTCTTTTTGATTGGGCTTACAACCTGGGTGGTTAAAAACATTCCGCGTGCGCCTTATCTCGCAGTGGGGTGGTTTTGGTATTTGGGAAGCCTAGTGCCAATAATAGGAATTGTGCAAGTGGGTGCGCAAGCTATGGCCGATAGGTTTGTTTATATTCCCATGATAGGAATTTTTATTATGATAGCTTGGGGGCTCGGAAATTTGCTTGAAAAAAGAGAGCAAAAATTCTTATATATCCTAACTCCGGTAATAGCCTTAGTGCTTATAATATTAACTTGGAAACAACTGAGCTACTGGGAAAATAGCATCACTCTTTTTACAAGGGTGATTGAATTAAATGATAACTCACCACCGAAGAGTATTGTTGCTGCCTATCATAGCCTCGCAGGCAGCCTCGAAAAAGAAAATAGAACAAAAGAGGCTCTACATTTTGCAAGGGCGGGACTTAGTATTGACGCTAACTATCTTCCCTTGATTGAGGGGATGGGGGTTTTGTTATATGAGGAGAGGGAATTAGAAGAAGCCGAAATTTATTTCAGAAAAGCTGTAAAACTAAATCCGAGGTCCTTTAAAAATAATCATAATCTTGCTCTGTTTCTTGAAAAAACTGGACGGTGAAAGAGAACTCTTAATCATAAATTTATTTTCTCCTCATCTCATCCTTTCTCAAATTAGACCTAATCTCATTTACAGCATCTTGCATAATTATCGAGTGTGTTTCAAAGCGTTTTTCAAATTGTTGAAAAGTATCCTTAGAAATATTCTGACTCGTAGCATGATAGGTAAACCCTAACAACGAACCGAGAACCACAACTAAAAGAGCAACCAGTCCTTTCCACCGCACATAACTATTTTGTTGCATTTCGCTCATCACACTATCTCCCTGTTGGACCACTGTTTTCCCCTTTCACGTGGGTAGCTGGTTATCCAGTGGCACGTTTACCCGTGTCGGTTCGGGTGTTATCAGCACCCGGCCTACTCTCTCCTACTTCTTAATAATTTTCGTGAACGCCATCCAAGGCTGATCATTTGGGTGAGGCAAACCACTGCCCGAACTGGTGGTGGCAACTGCACCGGCTGAACCGGTAGCCCCTGTTCCTGCTGCTGCCGTAGAGCCAAAATATGTCCATTGAGGAAGCCCAGTGGTTCCAACTCGATCTTGAGAACCAGAACTGCCTACAACACCGCCATGCGTATGATTTGGCCCTGTATGCGTATGCACTCCACCCGTATGAGCATGCGGACCGTTTTGTGCTTCCGTCAAGGACACCTCCTCAACTCCTCCAGCACCGCCTAACACATCAGCGTTCGGATCGGTCATCCTCCCAGCCGGAACCCCGCCAAGGTTATCCAATCCAATGCCAACGCGACCTCTCACATCTGGGACTCTAAAGTCTGAAGCTCCAGTCCCGCCATAGGTAATTCCAATGACAGCAAACAAGGCAGCCAAAGACGTGTCAGCGATTGAATCGTAAGTATCTCCATCGCATAAGAGCCATCCGTTCGGAGCTGCGGAACCTGCAAAATCCATCATCCCACCTGGAGGAGAAAGCCTTTCTTCAACTTCAGTACTAAGCTGCAATTCCCCAACAACGTTCAAGCCAAGTCCATTCGCCCCAACAACCAGGTCGCCATTTTCGTCAAACACCTCCAAACCAAAGTCTTCAGGGTTGGGCCCTAGTTTCCCCATCTTAACCCTTATAACTGATGACGGTGTCTGTTCGTCTTTAACAAAAATCTGTTTTGCGGGGCCATCCAGTTTAAAATCCGTGCCTTCTCCGAGGAAAATATCATCCGCCACAATATTTCCGGCAATGATTTTATCGGCTGAAAGGTTACCAATCTTTGCGTTGGTTACGGCGAAATCGGCAATCTGGTTTTCGATAATTTCAATAGTAGTAACACTGAACTCGGAGCTTGTAGTAATCCCGTCTTTCCCGAAACGATCAAAAGTTGCAAACCGGATATAGTAAGTGGTATTGGCAGCCAGCCCTCCTATTGGGATCAACACGTCCGGCCCTTCATAGACCTTATTCTGGTCATTCGGATTGAAACCGGAATTAGTTGAAAGCCAGATCAGGATTCCTTTCCAATCCAAATCCGTAGGCGGAGTGTATCCGAAAAAGATTGTATCAAAAACCGCTTCTATGGAAACATTGGTCGGTAATTCAGGAGACGGATTAGTTACTGTTAGCTCCGCCGCATTAAAAGAAAGCTGATCCTGCTTGCCCCTTTGAAATACCTGAAAGGTTATTGTTCTATTGGCCATTTTAACTTTCGATCAGTTCAGCATTCATTCCGTTGATCTGTAATTCCTGGGTATCGGTCAGAAATCTTTCCGATAAAAGATCGAACCATAAATAAACCTTGCGAGAACTTATGGTTACATTATCATCTGTCAAGACCGCATAACGTGCTCCATTCCCGGATATAGGGAGAGGCCCACCACTTGCCGTAAACGTAATGTTTTTCAAACCAACAACTCCCTTGTCACCGGCATCGTCTTCTGTTGAAGTGGGGAAATCTATATTGTCCCTTGCTATGGCCTGACCTCCTGCTACATAACCATTGCCAGCAGCGATCTCGGTTAAATCGGCCATGGTGTTTGTATCAGGGCCCGGTACATTGTCATTCGTTACCAGGGCGAGAAAGAAGCTCACAGGCGCCGCATCATCTCTAAAAAAAAGGGCCAACATTTCAGCTTTAACTTTATTTGTTAATCCAGGCATAACTCATTCTCCTTATTCTAGATAATTGTAATAGACAACACTGTGGTTTGTCCTAATGATTGCGCAGCCAGAGGTGAAATAATAATCGGGCCCCCGACAAACAGTATCGTAGTTTGTCCGATTGATTGTGCAGCAATCGGCAAGACTACAAACGGCACATCGATAAATGCCACCGTGGTTTGTCCGATTGATTGCGCGGCAAGGGGTAAAACAATAATTGGGATTGAGACATTAGAAACTATAGTTTGCCCTATTGATTGTGCGGCAAGAGGCAAAACAACTATGTCTGGCGTAGGCACCGGAACATCGTTCACTAGAATAAGCGCAACCGTAGTTCGCCCGCCTGCTTGTATCGTAAAAGGTGAAACAATTACAGGAGCACGTTCAGGCAGACCAGGCGTAGTAACCAGCGCAGCATCTTCCTCATTCTTTTCAAACGAGTAAACATAAGAAGGGTCTTTTAAATGCTCAATCCGCAATAAAGCTCCCTGATCATCTAAAACACGAAGTTCATAATCTTCAAAAACGGAAGCCTCTGGGTCTCCGTCAATTCGAACCTCATCCCATTCAAGTTTAATTTCATCCCCAGTAAATTCCGTTGTTTCGTTCTGAAATAATGTAAGCCCCGTTATATCCGGCATGACAGCGATATTGTTTGTCCCTAGTATTTCCCCGGTAACAGTTGCCTCTGGAGATAATATCCCCTCGGTAGATATGGCGATAACCAATACTTGATAGGTTCCCGGGTCAGCATCAAATACTTCAATAAAACGATTTGAAGTCTCCGGCAGTGCGATAAAATTTTCATTAAACCTTCTGTACTTTACTTGGAAAAAGACTGCTTCAGGCACGGCATCCCATGTTACTGTCAGGACAACTTTCAATTCACCTTGATGGTTAACCAGATATTCTCCGAATATCAGATTGACCGGAGCCTCCAAGACTTTTAATGCTCCTGATATTGGTAGAAGTTCCAGTTGAACACCGGATTCAACGGCGGCGAATTTCCCGGGATTGTATTTAAGAGCCACGATTGCAAGCTCGGCTTTTCCTGTTTCAGAAACAGAAACCACCCTGAACTGTTGCGGTACGAGATCGTCGGCAGCCAATATCCATATTGCCTGATCTTGCGGAGTCTGGGAGAACGCATCGGTGTTTAAAGTCGTATAGAATCCCGGTGAGTTCGTTACATCCTGTTCTTCGATTGTGCCGTCCGGGAAAACCGAGGTCAGAGTGTAGGTCTTACTCCCTTCAATCTCAACTTCACTATCTAATTCTAGTGAAGTAAGAGTCGCACTTTTAATCCGGCCTCCAAAACGTTTTCCGGCCCTCCCCGGGTCTTGAATCTTGATCACCCTACCAGGTGAAACAAAGGATGCGTCCAGCCCAACTTTAAAGGTCGCTGTATCTGTTTCGATGGTTTCAGTCAGCAATATCCATTTCCCCAGCCGATTAGCCTGTCCACGGGATGTACAACCAAACGCAACTATTTCTGTCTTGTTAACCCCATAAAGTGCGATTGCATCGAAATCTTCGACATATTCGATCTTTTGCCTATAGAAATCATCGGGGTCATTCCACGAAACAAGAGCCACGCTATGCCGGGTGTTTTTAGCTGTCCCCGAATAACTGAAAATCCCCTCAATGACATTTGACGGAGTAAATAGGCTCATGGCATCTTGTGGGCTGTCCTGTACTGGAATAAGTGATCCGCCACCCCAAAATAAAATGCCTCTAAAGATCGAGGCCATATTCATTAAAACGTTATAGGCTTCTGCTATGGTTTGAAGATAAAGGTTGCAGGTGAAGCGAGGCTCCTGGCCACCAAAGCCGTCATCAACAAATTCATCGCAATATTGGCCAATAGTAAAAAGCTCCCATTTATCGACCTGGGTATCACTAAGAAAATCACCCAGTCCGTATCTCTTTTCTATAGCCAGGTCATAAAAGCACCAGGCAGGATTATTAGTGTAGGCGATTTTAAATGTGCCGTCCCAGACACCGGTATAAATACGAGTGATCGGATCATAATTTGACGGGACTCTGGTCCTTAAACCCCTTATGAGGTAGGCACGCTGCGGAATGGCACTGAATTGCTCGGCATCAATCTGAAGACCGGCAATTGCACTATTTGGATAATTTATCTTCTCATCTATAATTTCAGTGAAAGAATCCCAAAAGGTTTGATTTTGGATGTTTGATTGGGTGCTATCGGCTGTTATTCTCCTGACTCTGATATCCCATGGTGGCGATCCGGTTAGTTCAATCCTATAATCCCTCTGATACCTGGTTGTTGTCTTACCTGAAATTGTGTCATTTACTTTTTCGACAAAACCCCCGCCATCGGCCTGCAGGTCAATGGCAATCTGAACACTGGAGCCGTTGAGATCGCCATTTGATGTGTCCTGGTTGGTGAGCTGCGGGATGCTGATGGTTACGCGAGCCGCATCCAGTGAAGAATTGGAGATTTGGCGAGTTACCGACTGGGAGTTTTTAACCTCCACACCAACAATGTTCTCACTTTCTATGTCGGCAAACCCTGGTATATGTTCCTGGTTTTGAGTTCCGTTAACAATCGTAAACGCTACATTTTGAAAATTAAAAGAACCGTCTTCATTTTCGATTGGCGTTTCATCCAGAAACACCCCCTTTAAACCATTGACTAACCCTTCAATTTCTCCCTCGGAAACAAGATCGAGAACGCGAGCAAATTGCTTGGAGCGTAAAGAATCAGGAGCCTCTTGAGCAACACGTGCTGATCCGCCGCCGCTTTTACCCCCGCCTCCCGATCCGGCGACCTTTCTTGTCGCTATATTCATATTGCGACCTCATCGACAGACAATCCAGCTGATATCACCTGACTGCCAACAATCAATTCTCCGTAGAGAATAGGCACAGGGTTGCCTTGGCCGACTGTATTCACCGGGCCATTAAACGCATAGCTTGGTTTATTCTCTGGCCGTTCTTCTATGTCCGTAACCGGGCTTGGGGCAAGTAAACTGGAAACACCGGAAAGTATAAGCGCAGCACCTATAGTTTTCGCAAAACCCGCAACGGTAACAGCCGTCTCATAGGCAGCCAAAGAAGATAGGGTGGGCGGAAAATAGATAGCGGCAGCAATTAAAAATATTCCTGTAATAATATTAAAAACATCTCCTCCTCCCCCCGCAACAACAGGAATAATCTTGATCGTTCCTTGCCCTGGCGGGTGAGACAACGCGTCTTTATTTAATTCTGAATCGCCAACCAATACCCTGTATCCAGGCTCGCTATGTTTTTGTAAATAAGGGAGAAACCCTTTGCAATTCACTGAGATTGCTTTGATTGCTTCGGCGGGAGTTCTGACATCCAGTCGCCATTCCTTTTGGAATGTTTTGCCAAGATGACCATAGAGTTTTACAGTTCTAAGCAACTTGAACCCCCGCATGTTTTAATATTGCCCAGGTGTTTTTCTGCCAGTAGCCACCATAAACCTCTCGGCACGACAGCCTGTTTTGCAAGTGATGGAGGATGATGTTATCGCCCAGGTAAATAGCCGCATGATTGGGCACTGGTGACGCCACCTGCATCAATATCCCAACATGCTTTTCAAGTTTTTCGGTTTTCACAAATCCCGCTTTCTCAAAATTATCAAGGTACAAATTCCCGCCTTTTTTCCACCAGTCATCCGGGCGAACAAAGTCAGAAATCTCTATTCTTAGTTCCTGCTTGTAATAATCCTGAACAAGAGAATAACAATCGACAACTCCGTGGACAAATTCACGGCCAATTAATGGAGCTTGATACCCATCAGGCTTGAATTCATGCACCTGTTTTGTCGGCCAGGACACAATCACCCAGGGGAGGGCTGACTTTTCACAGCCGATCAAATCCGCCTGTGATGGCTTTGCGTTCTGGTTGCAATGCGAATGCACCACTTTTAGAATATCCCCTGAATCTTCAGCGTCTGCATAGTCCTTAGGGTTTATGACGAAACAACCTTGGTTGGGAGTGATATTCTGGCACCGCCTATAATATTGTCTTCTACGAATCATGACAATAAGGCCGCAACATTCTTTTGGGTAACATTCTTCAGCGTGTTTAAAAATATCCTCTAAAACTTTTTTATTCATCGAATCAGCCCCACTCCAGGGAACCCCCCAAAAGGCAATACTGCAAACTCTCCAAAGCGCAACTTGCAGGAAACAAGGCGTTTCCCACACACGTCTTCTTCCGAAACTGCTGTAGGGGTATCATCTATTTTTGCCACAGGGCCACCGGCATAACCGCACTCTGGGCTTCTATAAACCCACGGGCAGACATTCTGCACGACCTGTCTAAGGGGCAGTTTTATGCCCGACACATCCCAGGCCGCAGCCAATTCAAACTCAACCGCTATTTTGTTTTCCAAAGATTTGCGGTTTACAAAAAAGATATCGTCAGGAAATTCCTCGTTAGGATCAGCAGTTGGGTTAACGCCACCGGTGAAGTTGACCGCGTCAAGATATTTAACAAGAGTTCTTTTCCGGGTGATTTTTGCCCCAACTAGATCGTTAAATTGTTGGATCAGGCTTCCTACCAGTCCATTAACATTTGCTACCCTTAAAGTAGGCCTTGGGATGGTGCCCTTTGAATTCTTATCAAAGCCTAGTGCTTCAATGGGGAAAGGTTGGTAGGTGTTTGCTTGCCAGACTACCGATGAGACAAGCTCATTGGTTCCGGCGTGGAACCGGTTGACCGCTCCGCCCAATAGGGTTGCGTCCAAAACAAACAGCTCGATAATAGCCCCCGGTTCCAGCTTTTGTATGTCGGACTCAATACTCATTCAAACACCTGTAGGAACACGGCAGTTATGATTGACCGCGTTTTTTCTGGGTACGATCTATTCCATTCTGAACAGATAAACGTTCCCTCCGGTTTCCCAGGGGGTGTCCAGGTAAAGGCCGTAACCCCTGCCTTGGTCTCAAAAAAGTCATCAATCGTGTCCATGGTGGCTTCAGAGTCGAAAGCAAAAGAAACATCCCATTCACGTGGATTGGTGTTGATGCCATCTGCTGTACGCTGGGAGTACCCATCACCAAAATGAGACTCTAATCTTCGAGGTTTATTTTTAGCTTGTAATCTGGTTAATGGGGCAAATTCAAAGTCTGACACTATGCTCCCCCCAGAGGAAGAAGTCCTCCCGGCCTTTGCTCATCAATTATGAATTCCGTAAGCGCTTGCTTCATCTGCTCACCCAGTTTTACAGAAAAAATATCTGCTGAACCTTGTATTGACGTATTTGATGACACTCCGCTATCGGTTATATTTACGGTGTTGGATATTGAGATGCTATTATTTACATCCCCATCGCCTTGCCCGTCTGCCACTTGCCCCGGAGTCCTGATATCGACACGCTCTCCCGGCGTTGCCATGAAACTGACTGGTGAGGTATCGGTTCCTCCAGACCCTGGAACCGTAAACCCACCGCCATGGGCAAAACCACCAAAGAAGGATGCTGCTGTGGAAAAAATCCCACCACTCCCGCTAAATATTGGTTCTATCAGGCTGGTACGGATGATCTGTCGGGTGATATCTTCCAAGATAGCCAGTGCTATATTTCTAAACCCCTCCATAGCCGATGTGGCACCAGTAAGGGCATTGACAATCGCGTCTTCTGTGCGCCGCCCAACCGCTTCCCAAATTTCGGTGATTTGTTGTCCGGTTTTTTCATTTTCTTCAACGATTTTCCTTAATTGCTCGGTCTCTGTAATAAAAGCCTGGAGTTTTAGAGTTTCATTTTCACTCAGCTTTCTTCCCAGGCGGTCTTCCAGTTCAAATTGTTTTTCTTTCAAAGCAAAAAGCTCTTTGTTGCCCGATGCCTGTATGGTCAACAACTGGGCTTCCCTCTCAAGCTCTTTTGTTATTTTTTTCTCTAAATCTTTTCTCTTTGTTAATGCCCTGTTAAAGTCTTCCAAGTCCTGTAGCACACTAGGGTCTATAGCCAAACGCGGGAAAAAATCCCCGGAAGGTTTGAGCGACTCAAAAGAATCTTCAGCAGAATCTAACTCTTGATCTTTAATCGCTGGCGCACTTTTCTTGGGCGATATTTTTCCATCTGGCGAGGGTTGGACTCCAAGTTTTTTAAGTTTGATTAATAGGGCTAAAAACCGAACCTGCTGTTCAATCTGTTTTTCAATTTCTTCAAAGTTCGAACCGGGTATTTTCGCCGCAAGCTGAGCAGCTTCTTGGAGTGCCTTTAGCCTTTCCCGTTCCCTTTTTATTGCAGCATCGATTGAACTAAAATCATCCTTATCACCAAACACACCGAAAGCGGTATCGACATCTTTTGTGAATTCCCGCATGGCTTTTCCTGCATTCCTGGTTGATGCAGCCATATTCTTCATCAACCTTGTCAATGCTTCCAGCACACCCATATCACCCAATGTTAAAACAACATCATCGACTGCTGATTTGAATCCAAGAAAAGCCCCGGTAAGATTTTTCATTTTGATTTTAGCCATATCCTCGGCAGTCCCGGCAGCTAACTTCAATTGGCTATCAAGTTCCTTTAATGATTCAACACCAGCATTCAAAACCAAGAACGCATTGCCACCGATTTTCCCAAAAATTTCCATGGCCTCGGCTGAGTCGAGACCGGAAGCCCTTATTCGTTTCAAAACCGCAACCAGTCCATCTGATTTCAGAGTCAGACCGCCCATTACTTCTTTTAACCTGTTAGACGGGGTTATGAGTTTCAACAAAACATTTTTCAAGCCAGTACCTGCCACCGTCCCCTGTAAACCAGAATTCGACAAAATTCCAATACTTGCCGCCGTCTCTTCAAGGGAGACTCCAAATGCGCTAGCAATAGGGGCGGAGAGCTTCATAGCCTCGCCTAATTGCTCAATATCTGTATTAGCGGAAGCCGTGGTCTTTGCCATTACATCAACAACACGGGTCATTTCTTCCGCTTTAAAAGAGAATGCCCCAAGAATATTCGAGGATATATCCGCCGCACGGCCCAAATCAATCGCTCCGGCTGCAGCAAGATTTAATACTCCTGGAATCGACTCAATGATTTCACTTGTTTTAAACCCTGCTCTGGCGAGGAATTCCATTCCGTCCGCAGCCTGCGTTGCTGAAAAAGCAGTTTTAGAACCAAGGTCCCTGGCAACCTTGGTCATTTTTTTCATTTCTTTAGATGTCGCCCCGGTAACAGCCTTTAAGCCGGACATTTTCGATTCAAAATCAGCCATTGTCGATATTGCTTTTTTTACTAAAAAGCCCGTTCCGGCGGATCCAAAGACACCAATAAGCTGGGTTTTCACACTACTAAGAGAGTTGGTAAACCCCTTTAATTTTTTACGGGCAGAACCAATACCTTTATTGAACTTTTTAGAATCCAGCGAAAGCTCTGTATTTAGTTTTGTGATTGGAGGCATGTTAAAAAGCAGAAGTTATGATTTGCGCCATCTTTATTTGTTGATCAACCGTTTGGGTCTTAGACGATTTTTTTCTTGATTTCAAAATCTTGTCCAATTTCGGTAGTCGTTTAACCCGATGAAAGGCTTCTGTGTGCCAGCTTTGCCAGAGGGCCAAATCATAAGTCTGTTTAAGATTGGTCGCGTGGGCCTTAAACAGTATCCCCACCTCTTTGAGCGTCAACGTCCAAAATCTTTCGGGCGTTATGCCAATAACGGCAGACTCATGAAGAAGTACCGGCCAGTTTATTTTCCCTGCGTTGACGTTTTTTTTTGCTCAGAGGTCTTATCCTTATCCGGCAAACAAGCAGCTATGACCTTAACCACAGCAATCCAGGCATCGGCATATCCAGCAGCATCAATAATTTCCCCCGCCACTTCAAGGCTGGTAACTTCTTCCTTGTGATATTGCAGGCACGCACAAAACAATAAACAGCGTACCGTATTCAAGCTGGGAATGTCTTTTGAGGCAGCAGCAATGATGATTTCATTGACTCCCTTATTCAGGCGATTCTCCAACTCACACAAGGCATTGGTCGTAAGTTTTAATGTATATTCTTTATCGCCAACTTTTAAAGGCACTTCTCCTTTAAGTAGATTCATGTTTTATCCCTTATGCGAAGGTGGGTTTGCCCGTTACCTTGATGGTGATGCTTGCTGTAACAGTCGTATCGACAGGATCATTGAGCGTGAAGCCGGTAACAAAGCCTGAAAAACTCCAAGTTGTTGCCCCAATATCAGGAAAAATGATCTTGAAATTTCTTACCGTGGTTTCCGCATCCTCGAAATCCTGCAAAATACCTGTACTCGACCCATGCGTTGCATTGCCAAAGATATAATTGATGTCAAAAGACAGCTCACCAGAGTCCCGAAGCCCCGGTATGAACTCCATATACTTATCTGGCGAATCCATATTGGTCACATCGACCGACTCAGTGGATAGTGAAAGTGCGGTGATTGAAAGAACCTCGGCGATGGTAAAAAAGATCCCCGGGCTACTGCTATCCTCTATTTGCATCTGTGTTTTTAAGCCAATGATTGCATTGCTCATAACAGCTCCTAAATTTCTTGGTGGTAAATAATAAAGTCCTGGGTGTAACGAAATAGTTCTGTTTGCTCGTCAAAATTATTAAGACTGGTGTCCGACTCTAAAAATATTCCATGGATAACAATATCTCCGACTTGGCCATGAAAGACTTCCAAGCTCCGGCGTATTACTTCAGATAGATTCTTGACTTCTTCCGGGGTTTTGTCTAAATAGGATTCAAACTGAAACCGGGCTGCAACAATCCCTGTTTTCCCGTCCATCGAATAAGTCCGATCGGCACTGATACAGCTGAAATGAGTAGCGGGAAACTGGATGTTTTGTGGAATAATCATCGGGAATATCCTGGCCTCGTTCCCAGACCCAACAATGGCCGTAACATCTGGATCGGCTAAAAGCTTCTGATAAATCGCATCTTCAAGCGTCATCTCCTAAGCCGGGTCTGTCGAGCCAGTTTTGACACCTCTTTCTCAAGGCGTTTTTTTAATTCTTGTCTCACAATAAGTGCCTGCTCACGCCTTTTAGTATCCAGGGCACGGGTAAAAAATCTTAAGGCCGGCATGCTCCCTGTAGACTTCCCAGCCTTCGTGAAACGAGGACCCGTACCAAACTCAACCAGTACAGCATGATTCCCTTCTGGCTTTTTAAACCCAATTAGAACAGCAACCTTGTTATTATTTCTCTGCTTGCGGTTCTGTACCGTTACACTGCGTGCCAGGTTACCCGTATGTTTATGGCCTTTGAGATTGGATTTAATCTGCTTGGTGACCGGTTTTGCCGAGGCTCTTATTGCACCCCGGGCTGCACGCCGTAAAGGCTGCGCCGGCAACTTTTTTAAAAACTTGTGAAATTCTTTGAAACCTTCCAGTTTTACCCCTGCGCTCATTATTCAACCCTCGCAATCGCATTGATTTCCAGGCCTTCGCGCCGACCTAGTTCCTTGGGTTTGCCCTGGATATCGTAAATATTGCCTCCATAGACAATGCGCATTACCGACTTGATACCCGATCTAAAATGAATACGAAACACCGTGCGCATAAACGCCTGGGTTTGCTCTGAAATAAAGGTCTCACTGCCCGATACTTCCCTGACCGATGCCCAGAGCTTGGCAAAGCGCACCCATTCTTTTTTCTCGCCTCCCTGGGTGCCACGGGTTGTCAGTTCCTGCTCAATAACAATGACCCGGTCCATTTCACCGGCTCTCATGTGATATCCTCTTCATTTACCTTTTCAGGCGAAGATGGTTTTTTCACCGCAACACCCTTGCCACGGCTCACGATGCATTGCACGCGCTCCGGCTCTAAATCAATGACTTTCCCTTTTTCTTTTCCCACCAGCATCTTTACTTTCATGGTTTTATCCTTATTATTTGACGCCAATTAAAATAATATCGTAATCCACAGACGTCCCCCCGGCCAGATTGGTAATAGTCAGAAGATCAGCCGTTCCGGCTGTGACCGCCATACCTGTCCCGTCAGGGTTTATGATCACCATCGTTCCATCAGGCCGTAGTGTCACGCCATCACTTGCAGCAATAAAGGGAGATACCCAACCATTAGCTGCTTTCGCCACCACCGAAATATTATTGGTATTCTCTTTCGCAGCGTGGATGATGAAGGCTTTGATCGTAGTGAAATTAACAGTTTCACCGAAGGCGTTAATGAGCACCCCGTTTAAATCGATGTCCTCATTTGCAGAAGCTAAAAGCGTGCGGGTATCGGAAAAAACCTCATCCGCTTGATTGGCTCCCGTGCCATCAGCAAGTTTATAAATATACTCCTTGGAAATTTCAGATATTGTCTTAGCTAAATCCAAGGGAGATTCCAGAGTTGAATTTATTTTTAATGAAATAATGGACGATTGGGACATTTTACTTTCCTTTTTTAAAAATGGACGATCTTGTACGGAGAAATTAAATTACTAACTGAAAGCGGAACGGTTGTGATGGTAGCTCCCACCAGTGCTTCCTCACGCCGGGAATAAAGTTCCCCGATAATGAGCTTCATGGCGTGCCGAACAGGAGAAGGAACATCTATTGCCTCATCTCCATAGCCAGCCACAAACTCGATGGTCACCGCATTGATCGCGTCATCGGTATCCGGGTAACTTTCACCGCTTATTGGGAGAATGAAGCCGGGAGTCGATTTATTGTTCACCTGGTACAAACTCGAATCCCACGTCTGCCCCGCGCCATTAATATCGATATACTTCACCGAGGTAACGGATTGCAGGGGTGGCAACTCCAGCTCAATAGGACAATCTAAGGACCAGGGGAACGCGCCGGATACCGCTTCCCAAGTCTGCGTGATCAAAGCCCGGCTGACTTCATTCTCTATTTTTTCCCTTGCCACGGAAACAATAGACTCTATCTCATCATCTGGAATCGCATCATCCGGCATAATACGCAGATGATTCTTGGCCTCCAACAGGGTGACAGGCTCTATTGCCGGAGCAGTGATCAAATTCAGACTGTAGAACATATCATCTGACCTGCTCGTAGGCGGTGTCCCTTTCAGCCGATGTGATATCGTATCCCAGTAAATCTTCCAGGGCCTCGACACTCGGTGCCCCAGAAGCGATCAACTTTGACTTGTCATTCTCATCAACAAGGATATCAACAGCATCAAGAATTTCAGCCTCACGGTCACCCGGATCACCGTCAGGCGGATCACTGTCAGGTGTAGGCTTCACTTTTGCAGCCACTGACAAAGCATACCCGCCAGAAATAAGAGACTTCGCCTCTTTTTCGGGCAGGTTGATGATCTTGCCGGGTTGGCACGTGCCACTGGGACCTGCGTAACGAGTTAACATTTTTACTTTCATAATGCCCCCTTTCTAGACTTCATCCGGAGAGACAGACAAAGTCTCTGCGGCGAGTTTGGCTGCATCATGAGCGGTCGGTTTCTTCGAACCCATATACTGGATCGCAAGCGTTCCGCCCCATTCGGAGTTTGTGGTGCCTGCACGAGTCAGCACAGAGCGAACATACCGTTCCAAAGGCCGGTAAACATCCAGCACCAGAAACTTGTTATCGGAATCAACAGGACTGATAGCAACGGCTCCTGATAAATCATTAAACGCTGCATTGTCATCGGATTGCTGGGCTTTGATTTCAGCCGTAGCCGATGCATCCTGCTGCCCAATAATGCCAACATACATCACTCCATCGAACCCGGACATATCCACACTATCGCTGTTGGAAGCCCCCGCACCATCGGCCAGGTAATTCTGTACCATGCTGATTTTTACATGTTTTGA